ACTTGATATGGGACAGAAGTGGAACCAGAAGGTGCTACTAAGGGTGAATAACAGCATAAATAAAAAATGCCCGGTCTTGTGAAAGCAATAGGAACCTGCTTAATAGCCATATGAGAATAAGCACTTATAAACGGAACTTCAAAAACAGCTTCAGTATCACGATTGATATCAATCGAGACTTTAGGTAATTGAGTTCGCTGAGTAAGTGTCCCTATATGAAGTCGCTGCCAAACAGGTTCTTGAGCATTAGCTTGAGCACCAGCATTGTTTAAATAAGCTAAAAAATATCGACCTTGTTGAAAACGATTTCCATTAACGACAATTCGCACAACAAGCTTAGCTCTAATAGCCAAATAGCCTCTTAATTTAACTCGATACGTAGGTTCTAAAAGAAAATCGTTATATAAATCCCATGTAGCCATAACACCACTTGCGCTATCTGTGGTAGCAAACACACCAGTCTTTATGGCAAATGGTTTCTTAAAGAATTCTTTCATATCTTGTTCTTTATAAGTTTCCAAATTAGAGCTAAAAAGTCTCCCGATATCTATTTCTTCATGCATAGATGTAGTAATTACATTAGCTGAATCATTAGCGAAATTTGTAGTAGAGTTATTAGCAACATTATTAGTAGTATCAATTGTCTTTTCCTCGATATGAGTTGAAAAATTAGTATCATTATTATTTGTAGCCATAATTAGTAAGTAATAGAAGGGGGACTGTTAATTTTTACATAACCGAAAAAAATCAACAAAAAGCGGGGCTTCCTGGCCACAGGGAGAGAAACAGACTCCTCTGTCCAATAAATCGCTTAAAGCTATTAAAGGTATTTTTATATTTTTCTATATTTTAATATTTTTTTCCATATGTTAAGTAAGTAGAAATCCTAATAAATATTACTACGGGCTTTCGGCCCTCGCACAACAGTAGGGACGTCACCGTATATCTGAGCACTCTTCACACAAAAATTCGTTCTCACGAACTTAACACGTCTTTAAATAATTTTATTTTTTTTTTTTGGGCTTTTCTATATTTTGGTTATTTTTTTTTATTTTTAAATTTTATATTAACACGCGAAAAGCAGTAGTTTAACGTCTTCGGACGAGTGAAAAATCACTAAAAAAGATGTTCCATTCCGCATGCTGTCAAATGACACTGCGTATATGATGTTATCTTAGGATATGGAACATCGAACTTCTCACAGCAATCTAATATAAGTTTTCTATACTTTTCGAAAACAGACTTTTGGTGCAACGAGAGTTCTAGAATAGCAGTTTGAACATTCGTTTCAACAATGGTATTTTCTTCTGGTCCACGAGTGGTCCAGTTAAGCATTTCAACTATAGTAAATATTGAGAGAGGTGCAATATACCTGTGCACAACAGGGGATCTAATAAAATATCTCTTTAAAAAAGTTATTTCAGAAATGTCTTTCATAAAATCTATTTTTGTAGTTTTGTCATCTGAAGTATAGATCAAACCTATAGATAACATATGTTTCTCAATAATAAGCAAGTTAAAAATATCTAAACATTGGGGGTTTACAGAAAAAACATTATCGTCTCCCAAAACAATAAGATAAACATTTTCTGTAAATTTAGGCAAACAAG